GCTATCGACCACTTATTAGTTAGAAATTGCAAGATTGAAGACTTACAAGCAACAGTAATTGATGACTACTTCACAATTAAAGTTGAGCCGATAGAGGTTACTCAAGATACGATTGTCTATACTAACAAATCAAATTTAGTAACTGTCGACAAAAGAACTGGCGATACATATTTAATCGATGAAGATGGCTACAAGCCAATGGTTAGCAGGCTTTAATTTTCAACGGATAGATAATTTGATTGTTAATGAAGATGTAGCAAAAATGTTTATTGTCGATGGGAAGTGATAGTATATGCTTGATATTAAAACAGCTCAAGATAAAGCAAAACAAGCGATTATAGATAATTACAATTTGTCTAAGCTGATATCAGAAAAAGATATTAGTCTTAATATTGTTGATGTATACTACACTTTTTCATTTGAAATAAGCAGCAATAAGCTACCTAAGCCTGAAATGGTGGGTTATCCTGATTATGTTCAGGTCAATTGCGAAACTGAAGAAGTACATTTTATAAATTCGTATTTGTATGATGATTTAATTAGCAAGCTTTAATTAGCTTGCTTTTTTGTACCAAAAAAACAGCCTCCCAAGGCTTTAAATGCGAGCGGACTCCCAAGTCCTTAAATGCGAGCAGACAAAGTAGTCTATAAAACGAAAGGACAATATGATGGAAGACAACAACTTAAAGAATAATCAAAATACAGTTGACCCTAAGGATAGTGACGTCAACCCTAAGGATAGTGACGTCAACCCTAAGGACGATAAAGGCAAAAGCAAGACTGGCGATGTGGTATCCAAGCTTAAGGAACGCTTGAGCAAAAAGACAGCTGAAAACAGTAGTCTGGCAGACCAAGTAGCCGATTTAAGAGTGCAATTACAAAAGTTTACTCAACAAGACAAGGCTAATGATGAACAAGCGAGCGAGTTAGACGAAGCTAAGAAGCAACTTGAAGCTTTGCAACTCGAAAACCAAAGAATTAAGGCTAGTCGACAGGTTGAAAAAGACTTACAAGACGCAGGCTTACTGAGTTATTCAAGCGATGGCGTTCTAGAGATGTTGGTAGGAGATACAGACAAAGTCACAACTCAACGTACTATGGCTTTCATCAAGTTTGCCCAATCTTTGGAAACTGGTATCCGCAAGGAATATCACACAGGGCATACGCCTAGGACTTCTGGTAAGGCTTCACTTACTAGAGATGAAATTAATAAGATTGCAGACCCTGCAAAGCGGTTAGAAGCAATCAAGAACAATTTAAGTTTATACAACTAGTTAGGAGAAATTTATGACAGTTGATGCAAACACTATTAAGACTACTGATTTAGTAGCTCAATCAATCGACTTTACAGAACAATTTTCACAAGGCTTATCAACTCTTTTAAACGTGTTAGGAGTTACTCGTAAGCAAGCATTATCACAAGGCTCTGTTATCAAGCTATACAAAACAGAAGGTACTTTAGTTTCTGGCGATGTTGCAGAAGGCGACGTTATTCCCTTGTCAAAGGTAACTCGAAAAGTATCTAGTACTCAAGAACTTAAGTTCGGCAAGTGGCGTAAGGTTACAACCGCTGAAGCAATCCAAAAAGCTGGTTTTAATCAAGCAGTTCAAGCTACAGACCAAAAATTATTGCGTTTAGTTCAAGAACAAGTTAAAACTAATTGGTTTAATTTCTTGACTACTGCGACTGGCACTACTACCACAAATGGTGTAGGTTTTCAAGCTGCAGTTGCTAATGCAATTGGCCAATTTAATGTTGTTTGGGAAGGTTATGGAGTACAACCTGTAGCATTTGTTAATCCTTTGGATGTATATACATACTTGGCTAAAGCTCCTGTATCAACTCAAACTGCTTTCGGTTTGAACTATATTGAAAACTTCCTGGGCTTTAGTGCAGTTATCTTATCTGCTTCTGTTCCTGCTGGTAAAATTTACGTTACCGCACCAGACAACATCAATCTAGCTTACGCAGACTTACACGGCGACTTATCCGGAGCATTTAACTTTACTACAGACCAAACTGGTTTAATTGGTGTAGCTCACAACGAATTGCTTAATGCCCTGAGCTACGAAACTGTAGTAACTACTGCTTCTATACTTTATCCTGAAATTTCAGCCGGTATTATCGTATCTGAAATTAAGAATGAAGCAAGTAAGTAGTTAGAAAGGCACTATTATGGACTATTTAGCTAATATTAAGGCACTATTAATGCTCCCAGATAGTGCCAAAGACGATTTAATCAATGTGATTATAGACAACACTAAGCGAGCGTTACGAGTTAGACTCGGCTTAAGTGCTTCTGACGCAGTCCCGGACGAATTGAGTTATATAGTAGTTGAAGTCTCCGTAAGACGCTACAATCGGCTTAAAAATGAGGGCATGGTGTCTTACAGTCAAGAGGGAGAAAGCATCGCTTTCAATTCAAACGCTTTTGCAGACTTTGAAGAAGATATCAAGGCTTGGAAAGACAAGAACAACAAGGCTAATGAAGTACGATTTATCAATCCATATGCTAGAGCTTTGAGCAATCGTTATAGTAGCAGAGCCAACGGGAGGTTGTTAAATGACTTTTCAAATTAAGTGGGACGGCTTAGACCAGCTAACAGAGGAACTAAGAACAATTGCTTCTGGTAAGGCTTTAGAAAAGGCTTCGGTTGCTTTGGGTTCTCAATGGCAAAAAGAAGCTAGAGCGATGGAACGTGCAAAGTATACTCATGGTTATTGGACTGGTAACCAGCAAAGAAACACGCTTGTTTACTGGGAAAATGGCAAAAAGACGATTGTCTTAGACCCAAAAACCGAGTATTCAGTCTACACTGAGTATGGCACACGCAAAATGGATGCAATGCCGGTATTCAAGCCAACGCTTGATATGACAAAGAAAAGAGCACCTATTGTTATCGAGTATTACTTGAAGAAGGACATCAAATAATGCATATTTCACTAGCACTTTTCAATTATTTTTTCGCTAAGTGCCAAGAATTAGGCTTTGATACGTACGAAGTCTTACCAGACGACACAGTGCCTTATCCGTTCGTTAGAGTCAATCAAGCTACTTTAACTGGTGGGAGTACTAAGACTGGATTTGCTGGCGAAATAACTATCAATCTTGACTTATTCGGTACGTTATACCAGAAACTAGAGCTGTCAGAAATGCAACAGAAGCTTGAAGCCGTCGGACTTACTGGTATATGGCTTAGCGATACTAGCTTAGTGGCTGTAGTAGACGATTATCAGGCAGTAAACCTATTAGATACATCAACTACAACACCGCTTAATCACACAAACTTAAGTTTTAAATTTCGATATTAGAAGGGATATAGTATAGATGGCACAACCTCAGAAAATCAATGGCTCAAACGTTCTTGGGCTTTTTAGATTGGAAAAAAATGCTGCAACTGAAAAAGCAGCTATTATTAACTATCAAACTAGTTTAGATTTTGAATTTAAAAGAGATAGCGATAGTACAAGTACTAAGACTGGCTCACTTTCGACTAGTGGTAGTCTTGAAACTACTATCAAGTTCTCTTTCGTTGACAATATCTCAAAGGTTTCAGACGACATTAGAACCTCAATTCTTAATGCAGAACCAGCTGAGCTTTGGCAAGTACAGCTTGACCGCAAGAACAGTGAAGGTAAATATTTCGGCTGCTATGTTCGTGGCACTGTTTCATCTGATTCAGCTAAAAATGATGATGGCGACAATTCAACTCGTGAATGCGAGTTCAAATGCGATGGAACCCCTCATCTCCATTATATAAGGAAAGAATGTTGATATATCAACATTCTGGTAGCTTAAAACTACGTTTTGACTACAAAAAAAGGGCACTGATTCAGTGTCTATTTATTTTAGGAGGAAAGTATGCTAAAGAAAAAAAGCTTACTCATTAAACACAAGTAAGCTCGAAAGAGAGAAGTTAAAGACTTCCATCTTTGGCGTATCTAATTATACCATGACACACAAAGAAAAAATGAATCGTTATTTTGCATTAACTATCGTGGCAATTCTACTTGGAACTTTTATTAAAGTATTTGGGAATTGTTTATGATGATTAATTTAAATAGTTCGGATATTATGGACGCTAAAGAAACATCTAAAATTTGGAAAACAGTGGATTGTAACTACTCATGGAATGCAAGCAATCATTGGTAAACAAGATCCTAGAAAAAAACAAATTATAGTGAAAGAGTTAATCTGTTGATTGGCTCTTTTTTTCTGACGATATTTTAACCCCCGTAGAATTATTACCCCCCGTGGTCTAATCTATAATAAAAGCAAGAAGCAAAGTGTATTGCACGTGTACGCTAGAATATTTTCCAGGCAACGGCAAGAAACAGAATTCATGGTTTAAACGATGGGAAAATGTTGGCGAAGATGATAAGGTATAAGAAAGAAAAAAGATCAGTGAAAATAATAAGTTGTTTGTTAAAACGGCACATGCTAAAATAAGACAAAGTCAACGGAATATTTCAAATATAGATATAGAAAAAGCTTTGAGAAATCCAATCCATAAAGAAAGTATAATAACTGACGAATTAGGTAGAAAAAGTCAAAAAATAATAGGTGATTTTACAACAGTTGTTATTAATCCTGATACGATGGAAGTGATAACAACTTATCCTACTAAAAAAAGTAAGCGACAAAGATACCTAAAGAGGAGATAAATGTATGTTTACAAAAGAAGAAATTAAATATATGAAAAGCTTGGGTCTGAATTTAGATTTTCATAAGCCTCTTCTTAATGAGGATTATGAACGAATTGAGGATATTGTATCTCATCAGTTACAAGTATATGGTTTTGATAAAAATTATAATCCTACAACAATTGGTATTTTATGTGAGAACATTTTGGATAAATTTGATTAACTAATCACCACCCTAAAGTAAGGTGGTTTTATTTTACACAAAATTAAAAAGAAAGATGGGAGAAAAATTCTGGTATTACACGAGTAAAATATAAAGGGAAGTCTTTAAAAGCTGAAATACATTGGTATGAAGCAAATGGAAATAGAAAAGAAATTAAAATTAAGAGGTTTTTAAAAGATGAAAGTTAGATATCTAGGAAATACTGAAGGAATTTCCTTAACAAAAAATAAAATATATGAAGCTTTAGATTATGAAGAGGGTTTCCTTAGAGTGATTGATGATATTGGAGAAGATTATTTATATGATTTTGAAAAGTTTCAAGATATAGAAGAATAA